AAAATCCTTATATAAAAATGAATATAAAAACAAAGTTGACTTATGGAATAGGGCTTTTATTTGTCTTGATCACTTTATTAGGGGGATTGGCTATAAAAAACATTTAAGGGGGGAAAAACGAAACGTGTAAAAACTGGATTGAATAAAAAATACATGAACGCTTTGTAAATAAGTACGTTATACCGGTATAGAAGAGAACCGACAACAAAAACGAAACGCGACATTTACCTTACATCAGCCTTACATTCGAGGCTCGTTTGAACGCCGTTCAAATGGAAAACCTTACATTGAAGCTCGGATCACGTCAGATTCCGGCAGTTTCAGACGATTTTTATAGAGGATTTAAGTCTGATGGCTTCCACATGCAAATATACTCAGATTGATCGAGCAAAGCAAGGCTTGTTAAGGAAGGCCCCCGGACGCGGCGGTTTCGATCGGTTTTGTTTTGGTTGGTTTATCCTTTTTATTTTATTGAAATGTTCCATATAATTATTATTTGGTATATTTGCGAATGAAATAATATAAAATAGATATGACGAAAGTGATCCATGTACATTTGCTTTATTCAAAGAAAAATTATTACTTCGGTAGTATTTCGGCCATATTCGATACGCTGACAGAGGAAGAGGTCGGTATCACTAAAAGCCGGTTGCTGCATTCCGGTTTGAGCGATGGCAGTAGTAAAATAACGAAACGAGCGCTGATAATTCAGTCTCACCTGATACGAAGTATCAACAAGGGATAAACCGCTTTAAATCGAACGTTTAAGCCGCTTTCTGCGGCTTTTTTTTGTATCTACTGGTTTCTTCGTGGATGCGGAGGACTTGTTTGAATCATTTGAACAGGTTGAAGAGTCGAAAAATGAGAAAGGGGTTACACTTGGTGTTACATTTGGTGTTACAAAAAACGGGGTGCAAAAACGAAACGTGTCAGTTTGGTGTTACATTTGGTGTTACAAAATATATCGATTTTTTATATGATTGATATGTGTACGATGTCTTTTGAACGGTCATTTTTATCGTTTTTGATATTATTGAATAGGGGAAGTTGTATTTTTCAAATATTTATTCACTCCCCTATATTTTAAGTTATTTTTCTGTCTGTTAGCTATTTGCCGTTTTTAGAGCAGGTAGTCCACCAAACACGTTTTAACCTACACTGGCAATAGTGGAACCGTTCGCAGCCGATACAGTATCCCCCAATTCCCTTCTAAGTTGCGTAATCGTTTGTTCTAACTTCCCTATTTCTTTTGCTTGTTTTTGAATCACAGAATCTTTCTGAGAGATTAAATTTGTCATACTTTCTATCAATATTTGTACAGAAGAACCTTCCGGGCTATTAGGTGTATATGTGATTGCTTTTATATCAGAATTAGATAATAAATCAAATTGGTTTATATTATAAGCTTCGATAAATTTATCAAGGAATTGGTCTGTTAGATTTCTACTTCCATTCATTAATGAGTTTAAATACTGGGGTAGTATATCTAAATCTCTGGAAATATCAGCTTTAGACATACCCTTTGTCTGTAGATTGTCTATCTCATTTTTAAACCACCTGCTTTTCAAAATTGAAATTTTCTCCATATAGCCTAAAAAGATTTATATTTTGTTTGAATGTAAACCAAAATGATTTATATTTGCAGCGTATTCACAATGTGAACACGCCTCAAAGCTACGAAAAAGGCCTGAGGTAACAATGAGAACTAAAAAATTTGAGTATATGAAAGTAAATCGTAAGGCCGGAACACGTAATAGTTGGCAAGAAATGGACATCGAGAGCCGTCAAGCTGTGTATTTAGCAGAGCGACTGGTAGAAGGCAAGCGCGGCGTGGTGATTGGAAAAGAACGTGTCAGCGACTGCACATTAGAGATACGTTACGGTCATAATCTTTATGGCACCGAAATATATATCGCGGATCGTGACAGCTTACAGGTGGCGTTTTATTCGAATGGCTACTTCTATGATATTATTTCAAAGCAACAGGTGGAATTATTCTAATATTCAAACAGTATAGATGTATGAAAGCAATCAAGGTGACAGTAGATTTAAGAGAATGGAGTAAGATCGGTGATTTTCTTCGGGATGTCTCGGATGAAAACATTTTCACCTACCAGGTAGACAGCACATCTTTTCTGGCTGTGACCGAAAACGAATACGGCATGGCTTTCTTGCGGTCCCTGCTGGAAGTCTGGTTTGAAGAAGAACTGATAATAAACGATTTAAAATAGAAGCATGGAAGAAAGGATAATCGTAGCACGTGGAAATGTCAGCCGGATTGCCCAGCTGAAAAATTGTAGCCGTGAAATGGTGAGCCACTCTTTGGCATTTCGGAAAAACACCCGTCTGGCCCGTTCGATCCGGAAGCTGGCTCTCGAACTTGGCGGCATCAAAGTCGGTGGAACGGATAAGGAGGAAACAAGCAATGAAAAATGAATGTCAGAAACTGTTTGAACCGGAGCTCCGGTGGCTGAAAGGCTTGAATAAGGAGCAACGCTTGTATGTGGCTTATTTCTTGCTGAGCTTCATCCTTTTGTTCGCCATAACAGAAAGCGTAGGGTTAATGTTCGCTATTGTGGCGAATTTCGCAAACTCAGCCCGCCTGTTAAAACGAGTACCCTTAGATGGTTTAGAAGATTAAAAATGGAGGGAAGATGGAATATTTCAAGAAGATATTATGCGTAACCTATGAGGAACTGACAGCAGGAAATGATCCAGTTATAAAACCAGTTACTCTACGATTGAATGTTAAAAGAGGTAACATCCAGCGTATTAATCGTGGCGGTGGCGAAGGCAACCGTGCCTTGTACGCTTATTCCTCCCTTCCCGTCAAGTACCAACAACGCTATGTGGCCAAATACGGCGAACCCGAAGAAATCATGAAACGAGAGATATTGAGAAGCAGAGTCCGTAAGGACGAAAAAGCGGAAACCTTTTTCGAAGATTACCGTTACGACAAGAACGGTGAAGACGTATCGCTTCCGGAGGAGACGAAAGCGGAATACACCCAGAACGCCTCAGTGCTGAACACGCTGATCGGTGACATCAACCGCCTCCGTCCCCGCCGTAACGCGCTCGGCATGTCCGGAGACTTTTGGGAAATCATCAGACAGGAAAGCGAGGACCTGCGTACGGAGTATAATCATACGCTTCCCGGCAGTGTCGGCCGTTTGAAGGAACTGATCTCAAAATATAAGCCGGACCGTTATGAGGTCCTTATCAGCGGCAAGTACGGTAACCGCAACACGCTGAAGATCGAGGAAGAACCCGGACGTTACCTGATCTCTCTCAGACGTAGCCAGATGCCGAAATACACGGTAAGTCAGATATTCGAAGAGTATAACCGTACCGCTCCGGCAAAAGGCTGGAAACCGCTCAAAAGCGAACGCGGCCTGAAAGGCTGGTTCGAATCTCCGCGTATCAAACCCCTGTGGCACGATGCCGTATTCGGTGAGATGAAAACGCACCAGCTTTACGACCGCAAGCATCACACGCTCCTTCCCGAGCGCCGGGATAGTCTATGGTACGGTGACGGCACGAAGCTGAACCTGTATTACCGTGACGAGAAAGGGAACAAATGCACGACAAGCGTGTACGAGGTGGTGGACGCTTACAGCGAGGTCCTGCTGGGCTATTATATCAGTGACCATGAGGACTATATCGCCCAGTACCACGCTTTCCGCATGGCGATCCAGCGCAGCGGACACAAGCCTTACGAGTTGGTATGCGACAACCAGGGAGGACACAAGAAAAATACGGCCCGGGGCTTTTTCTCGAAGATCAGCCGGATCCACCGCCCTACGGCTCCTTACAACGGCGCGTCGAAGACAATCGAAAATATCTTTTACCGGTTCCAGGCGCAAGTCCTTTACAAACGGTTAGGCTTTACCGGGCAGAATGTGACTGCAAAAAAGGAAACGAGCCGCCCGAACCTGGAGTTCATCGATGCGAACATCGTTTCGCTTCCGACGCTGGAGGAACTGCATGAGATATACGCTGCCGCCCGTGAAGAATGGAACGAGATGGAACACCCGGCATCCGGCAAGTCCCGGATCGAGATGTACGAAAGCAGCGTAAACGAGGAGACGGATCCGGTCAGCGTTCGTGACATGGTCGATATGTTCTGGTATGTGACCGAAGAACCTTCGACGTTTACGGCCAGCGGTATCGAGATCACCATCCGGAAACGGAAATACGCCTATGAGGTATTCTCCGCCCCCGGTGAGCCGGATCTGGAATGGCGCCGAAGGAATACTTATAAGAAGTTCTATGTGCAGTATGACCCGTACGATATGACGAGCGTCCGCCTGCTTTGGAAAGACAAGGGTGGTGCGATGCGCTTCGAGCGTGTGGCAAAACCGCCGATCCGTATCCATCGTGCCCAGCAGGAACAGACAGAAGAGGAAAAGCTGTTTATCCGCCGCCAGCAGGAAGCCATCGTGAACGAGCGCATCGAACGCCAAGTTGCAGCCAAAGAGATCGAATACGAGTACGGTGTGGCTCCCGAACAGCACGGTCTCGTCAGCCCGAACCTGAAAGGTCTCACAAAAGAAGCCCAGGAACAGATCGACCGCCGTACCGGAAAATACAGCCATCCGAAGAACCGCACGATACGTGTTTCGCTTGGTCGGGATACAAAAGAGCTGAGTAACGTAACCTGGGATCAGATCGGACGTAAGGAGGTGACAACAAGAAAAGTGGTCGGCAAACTATAAAATATTAATAGATAAAAATTTAAATAAGAAAAGAATCATGGAAGTAACATTGAAAGAAAAAGAATCTGTTCGGGAGGGCCTGAAGGCATACGTCTCGAAATACCCGAGCCAGACGAAAGCGGTCGGCAGCCTGAAGGGGATCAGTGCCGGAACGGTGAGCAACATCCTGAACGGCCGTTTCGAGAATATCAGCGACGAAATGTTCCGCAATGTGGCCTCACAGATTGGAGGTATAGGTACGTCCGGATGGCAGATCGTCGAGACCGGAGCCTACCAGGAGATCACGGAGGTATTGAAAGACGCCCAGACGTGGCGCAACGTCACCTGGGTGGTCGGCGAGGCCGGATCCGGCAAAAGCACGACGGCGAACATGTACCGCCAGGAAAAGAAAGAGGTGTTCTATATCCTTTGCTCCGAGGACATGAAGAAAGGCGACTTCGTGCGCGAGATCGCCCGTACGGTCGGCATCCGTAGCGAAGGTTACAACATCCGCGAAACATGGAGCCTGATCCTGGACGATATCATCCAGATGGATGCCCCGCTTTTGATCTTCGACGAGGCCGATAAACTGACCGAACCGGTATTCCACTACTTCATCAGCCTGTACAACAAGTTAGAGGAAAAATGCGGTATAGTGTTCCTTTCAACGGACTATATCACCAAACGTATCACGAACGGTCTGAGGTTCCGTAAACCCGGTTACAAGGAATTTTACAGCCGTATTGGTCGGAAATTTTACTGTTTGGAACCGGCGGACGCGAATGACGTGTACGTAATCTGTACGGCAAACGGCGTGACGGCGAAAAAGGATATCGACACGGTGATCAAGGAGGCGGCAGCCGTAGACTTTGACCTTCGCCGTGTAAAGAAGTCGATCCACAAGGTAAAACGCATCGTAGGAATAGAGAACCGTTCAAACGCCGTTTGAACACTATTTAAAGGATATGGAAAACAAGTTCGAACATTTAAGGATAGACTGTCGGAAAGAGTTACCCGGAGACTGGAGGGATTACCAGACCCTTTCGGATTACGAGGTGGTCCCTGTTTACCGTGAAGGCCCTTATATCATGGATGCCCTGATTGGCCGACAGGATGGTCGGTGGGTAGCCGGCATACGGTTCAAAAGCGGCATATCGGGACATTCCTTTAATCCCGGGCGTAAATGGGGCGAGTTCGCTTCGCGGAATAATGCGCTGCTTTGGGTACTCGGCTGGATGTTGACCCGTGAAGAGGTCACCGGTGCCGCCCGCCATGCAGTATTGGTAAGAATAAACGATATCCGTCAGTTAAGACTTTTTTGACCGGTATGAAACGAGCGATAAGCGTCCGGGATATCCTGGACAAGAAATATGAGACTTTCCCCTTTGAGGGAAAATGGCGAGACGCTTTCGATACTCCAGAACGTCAGGGCGTATGGTTTATCTGGGGTAACAGTGGCAACGGCAAGACATCATTCGTGATGCAGCTTTGCAAGGAACTTTGCCGGTACGACCGTGTAGCGTTCAATTCGCTGGAGGAAGGAACCTGTCTGACGGTACAGAACAACCTGAAGCGATTCGGCATGGCAGAAGTGAGCCGCCGGTTGTCATTCATTAAAGAAGACATCCCGGCCTTGAAAGAGCGCCTGCGCCGGCATAAGAGCTTCAATATCGTGGTGATCGACAGCATCCAGTACACACAGATGACCTATAAGGATTACATCCGCTTGAAAGAAGAATTCCCCGACAAGCTGTTCATCTTCATCAGCCATGCCCGTGGAAAGAACCCGAAAGGAGATGCCGCCACGAGCGTGATGTATGATGCCGATCTGAAGATCTGGGTGGAAGGCTACGTGGCATACAGCAAAGGACGTTACCGTGGTGATACCGGACAGTACACGATCTGGGAACTGGGAGCCTCAGAAGCTGGTTTGATAAAATAATTTGACAAGCATTAGTATATGAGCGAAATAGGAAAAATATTGACGATATGTCCCCCTAAATACCTGGGTGGCGGAACTGATAAGGAATCGTTCGTAAGTACCGGTTACAAGTGTCCCTGTTGTGCCGGTAACGGTTGGCATTGGGGAATGGATGAGAGGGGGCACGACCGGGAGAAAGCGACCTGTAACGTATGCGGTGGCAGCGGTGAGCTGACCGCAATCGTGAACGTGGAATGGAAACCCTCTGATCGGTAAAAATAACGATAACATACAGTATACAAGATTATTAATTAAAAAAGAAAGAAAAAATGAGAAGAGAAGAAAAGAATGCAGTATTGCGTGAATTACAACAGATTGTAAAGAAATACTCGGAGGAAAACGGTATAGACATTTTCATGACAGGAGCAATCAGTGAGAAGACAGCTTCGGGAGATATCGAACAGGAATGCTGCATGTTCATAAATGGAACTCCCCGGTATATAATTGGAGGGTTGACCGGAGTTATCCGTGAGACCCCAAAAGTCGGTATGATCCTGGCTGTTTCTTTAGCGGAAGCAGGTGTCAAAACTATCGGTTTCGATTTGTCCAAAAATTTAAATAACAATTAAGAGTTTCAGATCATGGAAGAAACAAGAAAGAGACTTAGCGAAAAAGAGCTCGGTACCCTGCGCCGGGCGGTAGCCGATAAAGGAGATATTCTCCTGGATGCTGACGACTACCATTACGGGGAGTTCGTGATCCCCTGCTGGGTAAAGATGTTTGATATCCCGGTAGAGCGTCAGGTTTGCCGGGTGGTCCAGATCCGGAAAGAGATCGGCCAGTTCGGTTCCGATATGTTCTTTGTCCGTCATGCAGACGGTAGTCTTACGACATGGGAGAACCAGATGTTCCATAAGGTAAAGCCGGAATACATTCAGGAGATTGAGACGATCTACAACCTTCACGATGCGATCGAGATAGACGATGACGAACCCGGAAAGAGCATCGGTTATAACTACCAGGGTAATGAGGAATATATCACAGGGTTTATCATTCCATCGCCTTATCCGGCGGATCATGTAACCCCCATGAAGAGAGTAAAGGCCGGTATCCGGCAGCGAATGGAAAGGATTATGAACCAATCAAACGATTGATATGAAAAGTAAATTGTACATGGGGCTCGTAACGGTAAAGGCCAAGGCCCCGAAAAATTACCGTCCGTCGGTAATGACATTTAAATTCGGTGTATTACTTGACAGCAAAGGCGATAAACTCCTGGAGAAAATCAAAGCGGATTACATAGGATACGTCAAGAACCAGTTAGAGATTCAGAATCCGACAATCAGCCTGGAATACAAAGCTGATATCACCTTGACCCCGGTGTCCGGTTTTTCAGTGGATTATTATCAAATATCACAATCAAAAATAAAAGACGATGGCAAACATATTTAAACGTTTTGAAGGGCTTACGGTCCGGGTGCAGATCATAAACGGCATGGGACTCCCTATCGATCACCAGGGAGTGGTCGAGGTGGAAGAAGGCTGGGCGTTCCTTTATACGGGTAAGGGTGACGATAAAAAATATAAGGTGGCGATCAACACGAATAAAAACAATGTCGTGTCGGTCGAGGTGATGGATCATAGAGGGTTTGAAATATGAAACGGTCAATAATAACCTGCCAGGTATATTGCGACCTGGATCCGGCTCCTCTACGAGTCACAGAGATCTATGTTTTCGGTATTCTGGTATTCAGACGGAAGAACTACGTTAAAGGCCGATCTCGTAAGGCCGACCTTTCGAAAGAAACGAAGACAGACGGTTTACGGGCACTGCTGACGCTGATTTTTCTACCCCATGTGTTGATCCGTCGTCAACGCCTTCAGATTAAACGTATGCGCCACGACCTGGTCACTTCGGAAGGATTATGGTGTATAGACCGTCACCCCTCGGAGGTGACCAAAGAATGGATAGAGGAGCAGGCGTTCCAGTTACATTTTAATCATAAGGATACCGGTCTTTAATATATCGGTTGTAATAGGCTCCTTTGGATCCGGCCCTCATAAGCCCGTCAAAAACGGATTGAGGGACATTCCGGTAGCGATAAACTTCCATAGTCCCTTTGAATTGGATTTCCATGATACATGAAAAAGGATCGTATCCTACGGAATATATAGCCGAAGAGCTGACATGTTTTCTAATCATAATTGTAAATTTTAGTTAGACCTGCTACAAAGGTAGCAAACCTATCCCGGTTCGTGACGGATAGGGATAGGACATTTTAAAATATAGGAGGAAACAGAGATGAAGATAATACAAATGATCCCCAAACGTGGAATCGCAAAGCCGGAGAGTTACTCATCGTTCTACGGCCTTTTGAATCTTCTTCCCGGCAGTGATAAAGATGCCCTGAAGGAGGAGATCGTCTATCAGTTCACAAGCGGCAGGACACACAGCCTCCGTGAAATGTCACTGTCGGAATATAACGATGCCGTCAGTGCGATGGAGAAGCTGGTACCGCCAGGGAGTGAGTCGGAAGCGATGAAACAACTGAAGAAAAGACGCTCCGATGTGCTTCATCAAATGCAGCTGTTGGGAGTCGATACGGCCGATTGGAAGAAAGTGGATGCTTTCTGCCGGGACAAACGGATCGCGGGAAAGTGTTTCCGCCATTTGGACGACGAAGAATTGTCTCAGCTTTTGAAAAAGATCCGTGCGATCCGCCGGAAAAAAGAAGGAGAGGAATAACGATGGCACGATATATCCCCCTTCAGGACAAACTGGACGAGATCAAGGAACAAGGCGTAAAACTCCGCCGGAGGCTGGACTATCTCAGTGGTGAACGGGATTTCCTTTGCGATATGTTGCTTACCCGACCGACCAGGGATATGGAGGCACAACGCCGCCTGCTTCAGGAATGGAATGAGGAGATCGCCCATTTGAAGCGGTCGATTGACTATCTAAGGAACGAATATTCAAGACTGAGAGATAGGCAAAGTAATCAACTAAAAACTAAAAAAATGTGAGTCATGGACAAGGAGAGATTGGAAGCTCATATGAATGATGGGAAAACAGAATACGTGATGTGCGCAGCAATTCATGTAGATGATGGAGTGTATTATTCGTATCAGCCATACAATATTGATACTGGCATTGTGCTATGTGGGTGGAGACATCCTGGAATATTCCAACAGGCAGCACTTTTAAAAATGCCAGATAGCAGTAAAGCGATACAAGGATTTCTTACTACTAAGAATAGATTTTTAACCAGAAAAGAAGCTTATGCGCTGGTTAAAGAAACGGGACAATTAAAGAAGCCTCTTATAGGTGGTATGTTAACTTCAGAGGATTTGTGGTAACAAATATAAATAATATTGAACATGTATAATAAAAGGACATGGCTAAATAAGCCCGGCTCCCCATCGACGGGGAATGTTGTTGCCTTCGACGGTGTAACAGCATGGAAAGGAGTGAATATAAGGGATACATTCTTGTCAATCTCAGATTGTAATAATTCAATAAGATTACATAAGATTGATGATGATTCGACCGAAGATTTCATAGATAAAATGAAGTTGCTAAAAAATGAGATAGAACAATTTATCGGGTATCTGGAAACAACTTTGACTAATAAATAAAAAGAATTGAATGTTTAAATGTGCCCAATATATAAAGCACTTAAAATGAATATAGAAGTATGAACAAAGAGGAATTATTAAAAAGCATGAGCGCCGACGAGCGCCGCCAGTTGCTGCGTGAATTACAGCAGCAGGACAAAGAAGAGCGTGAGGCCCGCCGTGATGCCTACGAAAGCCTTCGCGCAGAGTTTATGCAGGATGTAAAAAACAAGTTGTTGCCGGTCGTAGAAGATGTCAAGGTTTTCCGGGACTGGATCGAAAAGGAAGCAGGCGCGTTCCGTGAGACGATGCGCGATTACGGCCGCCTTCGTCGTGAGGACCAGTCGAGTTTTACGATCGTGGACGGTGACATGAAGGTCGAGGTGAGAAGCAACAAGGTGAAAAGTTTCGACGAACGCGCCGATATGGCAGCCGAACGCCTGGTGGATTACCTGAAACGTTACGCCATGAGCCGCGAACTGGGCACGGACGATCCGATGTACCAGCTTGCCATGACGATGATCGAACGTAACCGTCAGGGTGACCTGGATTATAAGTCGGTCAGCAAACTGTACGAGTTGGAGAACCGTTTTGATGCCGAGTATACGGAGATCATGAATCTTTTCCGTGAGAGTAACGTGGTCTACAAGACTGCCGTGAATTATTATTTCCACCGTCGTGATACGAATGGCGTGTGGCGTCGTGTCGAACCTTCTTTTTGCCGTTTGTAAGGTATGGAAGTAAGGAAGGATATAGCGCCGCATGTAATGGCGTGTAAGAAGTGCGAAGGTAAGGGCCGCGTATTCTTTCCCGACCGTAACGGTAACGTGGTAGCCTCCAAATGCCAGGTCTGTGAAGGCAGCGGCCGTGTAAAAGTCCAGAGCCGTGTCGTAACCCGGATCGAGCCTTTTGTCCCCGGCAAAGACGATACGGAACTGCTTACGATGTGATTTTGTTCAATATGTGAACAGAAAAAGACGCTACCCGGTGATTCAGGTGGCGTCTTTTGTTTTATAAGAATCCCCAAAAGAGTAAATTTGCCGTGAAATAACAACAGGCTATGGCAAAAGGAAGAGACAAGACACTTATAGAGCTGCGTGACGAGGATCTTTTGCGGCGGTATTATTACTGGACGGAAGTTCAGCGTCTTCGTTTTGACGATACGTTGCGAATTTTGTCCCGGAAGGAGTTTTACATTTCGGAAGCACGTATCATGGCGATTATCCGTCAGAAATGCGACATGCTGAAAGATATTACCGTAAAGCCTGTTCCGAAAGTAAAGAAGCCCCGTCTTACGGCCACTCAGCTCTCCCTTTTTAAGGATGACTGATCCTACGAAGAAAATCATTCGCCACCTCGCCCTGCATGGCCGACTCATCATGTACGGAGAACGAGAAAGCCGTTTCATAAACCTTTATGTTTCCCGGCAGTGCATAATCCCGGCTTTTAACCCTCAGAAGCGGACTGGAGTTTCCGGTACACTGGAACTCCTGAAGCGTACGGTACAACTCGGTTGCCATTTCCTGGCGTTCACGAACTTTTTCATACGTTCCGGAGGTGTAGTGCGTGTCGTCATAGCAATCGATAGCCAGGCGTACGACGATCATCGACTCGCTTTTCTGTGCCCCCATTCCGAGGTCTTTCCAATCGGAATCGGTATACCCTATGAGGACAGCCGGGAAAGTGACCGGGTAGGTGTCCATATCCTCGCGCCCTTCCAGTTGTCCGTAGTCCTCGTCGATCATTGACAATCCCGGCATAGCCTCTGCGATCCTTTCCATGATCGCGATAAAAATATCTCCCATAGCGATTATAAATTAAGAATGTTGTTAAGTTCGTTTTCTATTTTGTCCCGGATCTTCCCCGTGAGTTCCTCGCTTTCGCCCAGGAACTGACGCCGCGGCATCCGGATCTTGCTTTTCTTTGTCAGGGCGAACCGTTTCCAGAAATCCGCCTCCGGGTTTACAGGAGTAACGGCTTTAGCTTTCTTCGTGCGTTTCGTCGGCCCTTTAACGGCTTTTTTTTCCTTGCCTGATGTCAGGTAGAACATTTTCCAAGCGTGGCCCCTCATGCGATTTGTGACGGGTATCGTGCCGCCCCAGTTGTGGATCGGAGCATATATGAGATCGTTGGATACCTTGACACGATAATCCGACGGTACGTATTTGATGGAGTCAAAAAGATCGTTGTGCCCGGAAAGCAGCGTACCCCAATTATTCGCCGCTCCGGTACCGCCCGTAAGGAGCCTTCGTGACTTCTGCCAGGGATGCAGTCCCCGGTTTACGAACCCGCCCCGCCGGAAGTTATCCTGGAAATGATCTTTCGCCATACGTCCGACCATTACGGGGAGCCTGCGTTTTTGGAGTTCGTCGATCTCCTTTTGTTTGCTTTTTATGAATGAAAGAAATTCTTTCGTATCCATATCGTTTATGTTTAAAAAGTTATTACTTTTGTGACAAATACAAATTATCATGAATGTTCCTCAGGAAGTAAAGAATGCTGCCCGTGATCTGATTGATCAATACGGTGAGTCCTTCGATTACCTCGGTAATTTGGAAGGTCAGGAAGCTTATTTATTTTGCTTTCCTGAAGAGACAACTATCGGATTCCCCGTCCTTTATTTGTTTAAGGATGAACAAGCAATTGAAATAACCGGTCCTAAAGTTTTCGATTTTATAGACCTATATATCAAAGATGTCGAGGAAGTCTATGTTGAATAGTTTGTTGTCTACCCTCATTATCCCCCTGCAATTATGAGATCTTTCCGCACCTCTGTTGCATAAGGATTTGATATCATTCCATTCTTGGCTTGACCCTTTAGAATTGTCATGTTGCGGCTCGATATACCTTAATTCTCCGTTTGTAAACCGTTGCAAAATAGTTGCATGTCCGGATCCACCCCTCCATCCGATACACAGTTCATAGACTCCAACCTCTTTACATACTTCATTAAAAAACTCCATATAGCGTTTTGGAGACATCTTTTGATAACCTTTAGCGATAAGCCAACTATTAATACTGGTATGTTTAGCCGGTGTCCCATCAATATTACTCCAGACTTCAAAAGCGTTTCCCCGGCTCAGATAGTCGAGTTTTGATCCGTCAGTTTTACCTTTTGCCGTAACGTTGAATCCTCTTAACCGTAAGGCATAGGCGGGGGAACAGGTCTGGCAATTGACACTGTACTGTTTATCCGAGGGTTTATAATCCGGATTTTTATTGTATCTGTTGCCATACTTGTCATAGTACATGCCGTTCGGATCCGGTATATATGCCTCTTTATATTTCGGGTTTGCATTCTGCTTGTCTGCCTCGTCTACGCTCATCGGTTTCCCTTTAGTGATCTGAAGTGCCTTTTCTATCTTGAGGTTATTCCTTGCGATAGCCATCTTTTCATCATCAGTCAGGTTGTCCGGCATTTCCCGGATCATGTCATCGATACGCCTCATTAATTCGTCTACCGCCTTCTTTGCCCCCGGATACGCCTCTTTTTGATAGGGATGGTTATCGGAAAAGAACTTCGCGTCTCGTCCAGGATTATTCTCGAGTCCCGGAGCCGGGTCAGATTCTTTTCCTCCGCCCGGCGTATCCGTTACCGGCTTATCGGTTGAGCGTAGTCCGCATTTACAGTTCCACCGGTCGCCGGGCCGGTGTTCATTCCAGAACGGATCATCGATCGGGCGAATGGTTCCCCAAAAGACACGGTGGTCCTCACCGGGATGAACGGAAGTGGAAGGTATCCATTCGAGATTCGGCAGCACGTCCTTCTCGCGCTCGAATTGTCTCCAGTCGGCAGCCCGGTGCGCCCTGATGACTGCCGTGTCATATTCGGTGCGCAGCCAGTGGAGCATTTGGTGATCCGCAATGGGCATGACTTCTTCCACCCACTTTTCAAACGGCTTTAAATTGCCGTTTTTGTCGAGCAAAAGCCGCGCCATGTCATTTTGCGCCCGGTGTACCTTGAATGCGGCAAAAACGGCGTTGTTATGCTTTATCTCCCGGATAAAGTCCTGATCAGGATCATCCGCCGGACGCGCCCCGAACCCTTTGTCTGTCGCCAGGTTCAATGTTTTCCATACGGCATCGAACATGTTCTCCTCGATATCGGTCATCGGGTGAAACTTTTTGCTATAAATGTTCTTCAAGGAATCCCGGATCAAATCCCCCGAAAAAGTAAAGGAAGAGGCCACCTCCTTTTCCGGGGTGGAGGCCGCATTCCGGTAGAGCGTATTTATCACCATTCTAAAACCGCCCCGTCTTTCTGCGGGGCGCGTCCGAAAAAATCCCGGCGCCAGTTCTTAAGTGTCCTTTGCAGCCATCCGCGCAGCGAAACCTTGCCGCCTTTTTTCCCGGATTCTTCTTTTGGAGGTTCCCCGGCCTCTTTTGTCTCTTTTGCTTTTTCAGCATCGTTCTTCTCCGATGTTTCGGCCTCTTCTGCTTTTGCTACTGCCGCCGTGGCTACTTGTTTCATTTCTTCCTGCCGTTTTTTCAGTTCCTCATAGTTCTCCGGCTTTTCAATCCCGAACTCTTCGTACAGATAATCGTCGCTAACGGGGAGGCCAAACGTATTTTTAAGCTGTGCGATGATTTCCACTTTTGTCTTCGGTTCAATCACCTTTTGCTCGGGGAAACAGAACTCCCCGGCGGATGTATCGATCCCCATACGAAGGAATATGTCTGTCATATTATAGTTCAGCACTTCGAGAACGTCGTGCCGATCAGCCTGAGCCACCTTGTCCTCGATCTTTTCGTGTACGGTACCGAGCGCCTGTGTACCCTTGTCGGAGGCTTCGGTAGTAAGCGTATTACCGAGGAATAGTTTCGATATCTCGTTGTTGCACCTTTCACACAGCCTGTCATACAGGTCCGAGCTTCCGGTCTTGTTCGACGCTTCACGAAATTCCAGATGTGTATCGGTAGAGTGTACGAATACAGCCATGCTGCCCGTTGAGTCTGCGTCTTCGAGTGCCCTCCTTCGCGCTTCATCGTCGTCCGTGGGATAAGTATATTCACGAATAGGCGCTCCGAAAACTTCGGCGAACTGTGCCCAGTCGGCCACGTCGCTCCGCTTGTATATTACCCAGATGGCGGCTTTTGCCAGCAGTCCGAGATCATCGGGACTGCCAACGAAAAGCAAATCCGGGTATTCGTCCCAGGATGTACCGGTAGTATCGGTCTGATGGCGCAGGATCAGCCGGCGTACCGGATCGGCATGCTTGCGTGGTACGAGGTCATAGTCGATCCATTCTCCCCGGCGGTAGAACTGCATGAGTGAGAATCCCCAAACCTTGGCGTCGATGATGTCGGAGACAAGCCGGCGGAACCAGGGTGAGCGTATTTGTTCGTTCACCTTCTCGTCGGGCTTCCCATCCCGCCGGAACTCGATCACGGAAGACAGGACGGCATTCTTCCGCTTTTCGATGACACTCGTAAGATGCGGGTCCATCAATATGTCACTGTAAAGGTCATAAAGACGGAACCTTCTGGAATAATCCACGTTCTCAGCCCATCGTATGGCCTGCATATAATCGGCGATATCGATACCGAAGCGTTTAGGCTGGGTAAGAACGATCGTCGCCGGTCCTTTCTGTCCGGGTCGTGGCAGGTTCCCGCTGACGGAGATCTTGCCTTTCCTTGTCTTGTAGGCTTTCTTTTTCATCTTACAAATGATTTACACGTTTTGGATTGCTTTTAAAAAGGAAATTGGAGTTCTCCCGCCTTTTTTCCTCGGTAAGGCGTGGTGCGCCGTCAATGGATATCTCTTCGGCGGCCACGGCCTTCATCCATTCCCTGGCCGCGTCATAACGGTCCTTCCGGATGCCCTTAATAGTATTGGGGTTATGTATGGAGGAAATATGGTAGATGGCGACATCGAGCGCCATCATAAGGATCAGCTGGTGCCGTTTTTCGCCCCTGGCGGCGAATATGCGGTCGCAGTCGTACCGGCGGGAAAGGTAGCTTCTTATTTGTGCAACAGCCCTGTCCTCGCATATCTCGATGATGGCTTCGTCCTGCCTTACGAGCGAGTCGAGAATTTCCCGATGTATGCTCGCGTCATAGTCTTCAAGCGTGATAAATTGGCTCATGATAAAAATATTTATGAAGTTTATACCCTGTATTTGTTACCCCGTCGTACGGCCTTGCGTGATACGACGGCAGGCGGGTCCACGTCCCTTGCCTTGCGGTCAATGATCCTGTTTCCCCCTTCCACTGCGTCAGGCCCGTCGGCAGGATATTTAAGCCGCGTGGTAAATAGCTTGAACTGGTCTTCCAGTTCCTTCATGTGCGGGTTGTCCTTCTCGGCCTCGTTCAGGATAAGATTGCCCTCGCGATTGAGCGGCTCAAGGTTGGATTCGATACGGGTTGCCTTGTCGGTCTTTTTGTCCTCGTCGCCGGTGATATAGAGCGAGATTTTGCGCGTGCGCCGGATCCGGCGTACGATGGGCTGGAAAACCTGCTGGAAAAACGGATCCTGCAGCTTGTTGTTCTCCATGTAGCAGTACACGTTCGTCCGGCCATCCACGTATTCAAGCAGTTTGACGTACCACTCGATGAACTCCGAGTTGAGTGCTTTGTCAAGAAATGTCTTGATGACATAGAGCCGTCCGGAGAGTTTTCCAAGCAGTGATACGGTCTTAAACGACTTTCCTTTCTTTCCCCGGCCTTCGCCCGGAGCCGGGTCGCCATAGATAACCAGGAAACGGAAACGTTTTAGCGGAGGAACCTTACCGTAGGTGATAGTCTTGAATACTTCGCCTTCCGTTACGGGGTTGTTGAAATATTCTCCCTGTGCCGATCTGCGGGTTATTTTGGAAAGCACGCGGTCGATATGTTCCTCGGTGTTCTTTTGTGGCCACGTGGAGCGTCCGTCCTTGTCCCGTATGTTTACGATATCCCAATGGTCGGCCATTTCCCCGGCGCGTGTGATGCAGCAGTCCCTTGCGATGATGTTACCGCAGAAGATGATCAGCGTAGGTTCGGAGATGGAGCGTGTTGGATATAGCGATTTTTCCCACCAGTCCCACCTTTTGTCTATAATGTCGGGATTATTGCAATCCTTGTCCGTGTCGAAGTCATCGATAAGCAGGACGTCGGGCCGGATATCCTCGTTACGGGAACCGCGCGGGCTTTGTTCGGCTCCGATAGCCCGGAAAGCCACGCCGCCGCGGGTGATAAACTCGTCCTCCTTCCAGCTTCCAACCGCCTCCTGCTTGCCGTAATAGGCGATGATACGTCCGTTCGCTTCGAGGTTGGCCCTGTAAGGTGCCAAAAGGCGCATGGCGTTATCCTTGCTGTTAGAAGTCAGCAGCACGTTCCGTTTTTTACCTGTAAGCGTAAGAAAAGAGACGATAAACATCGTAATGGTACTCTTGGCCAACTCACGCGACCAGGAGAGCACTTCGAACCATTCGTCGTGCGAGAGGATACGCCGTATGGCTTTCTTTTGGAAAGGGGCGAACTCGTATTTGGCATATCCTGGGAAAAAGAATTTGATCCACTCCAAAGGATGTGCTTCAAGATACATCCGGTGCTTTTCCCTTTCGGCATGCGTCATCGTTCGGTCAACGGGTGTCGATCGCGCGATATCCTCCTTGTACTTCTCCCACTGAAGGAGCGCTGTCTTGTCGATGTACTTCATAGGCGGTCCTTTATAAATGCGTCTGCCAGACGCGTTATCTCTTTGGCTTTGTCAAGATCGACAGGGCGAAGCCAGTCTATAAACTGTGTGAGCACGCTTATGATATCCGCAATACCGGCATCGGTTTCCATTTGCTTGATGGCAGCCGACAGCTTCCCCAGGATATCGGCCTCCTTTGTCGTGGCGAAGCGTTCGCCCTCCGGCCTTTCGAGTATGGACTTGTTAATTTCCGCCACCTGCCGGTAGAGGTTCGCCACCTGTTGTTCCCGGGTAATGGTAAGCCCCGTTTTCATAGCCTCCCATTTCCCTTTGTTGATCCACCCGTTCACCGTGGGGCGCGACACCCCGACACGCTCGGCGATCTCGGCCTGCGTGAGGTTGTCTTTTAAATAAAGAGTTTTTGCCCATTCCTTTTTCTGGGCCGCGGTCAGTTCCGTCATATTTTGTGCCTCCGTTTTAACGGCAAAAATGGCATATAAAAGAGGGTGAAAAAAATTGTGTCCGCATGATACCGTTTTATGGCGGCATGATGCGGCCATAAAGTTGTATGATAAAATCCCGATTTTGCAAAGCGGCGGAAATCAACCTATTTCGCAACCAAAACCGGTCCCGGGAGCCTTTCCCGGAACCTCAAAAAAACGGACATGAGCAAATTTTTCAACATGATAAAAAAGGACGGCGTTTGCAGCATCCTGCTTTACGGCGATATCGGCGAAAGGGATGCCGTACGCAGTGGCGATATCACCCGTGAGCTGATGGAAGCAGAGCAGGCCGGCGGGAAGATCGACGTCCGTATCAACAGTGACGGCGGCGACGTTTATACCGGCATCGCGATCTTTAACGCCCTTCGCAGCAGCAAGGCCGACATTACGATCTGGGTGGACGGCATCGCGGCCAGCATGGCCTCGGTGATCGCCCTTTGCGGGCGCAAGGTATTGATGAGCCGTTACGCCCGGCTGATGTTGCATAGCGTGATGGGCGGTTGCTATGGCAATAAGGACGAGATGCGCCGCTGCATTGAAGAGATCGAATCGCTGGAAGGGACACTGGCCGAGATGTATGCCGAAAAGACCGGAAGGACGGCGGAAGAGATCCGTGCGGCCTATTTCGACGGCGAGGACCATTGGCTCCGTGCCGAGGAAGCGCTTGCCCTTGGATTTATCGACGGCATTTATGATGCGGACCCCGTTCCGGAAGAGAGTACCCCGGAAGAGGCCTACAAAATATTTACTAACCGGCTCACGAAGCCACAAAACAAGACGAACATGAATTTAGACGAACTAAGGAAACGTCCCCGCTTCAAGAATTGCGTAACGGACGAGGACCTGATGCGCGAGATCGCCAGCCTGGAAACGGACGCGGCGAAGGTACCCGGGCTCGAAAAGGAACTCCAGGAGACGCAGGGAGAACTAAAGACCTTCCGTGACAAGGCGGCAGCCGACGACGAGGCGGCGAAAGAAAAGCTGCTGGATGATGCCGAGGGTGACGGCCGTATCGATGCCGAGAGCCGCCCGATCTACAAGAACCTCCTGGACAAGGACCGTGAAAACGGCGAAAAGGCGCTCCAGCGCCTCAGACCCAAACGCCGGGTAATGACCGATATCCGCCGTGATCCGGACACGGAAAGTCCGTGGAACCGGCGCATGCGTGAGATCAAAGAAGGTTTGAACCGTAAATAACCCCTGAGATATATGGCAATAGTAGTAAAGAACACGAATTACAACGGCGAGGTACTGGAGAAGCTCCTGGTACTTGCCTCCACAGGGAACGACCTGGTCGAAAAGGGCCTTATCATGGTCATCCCCGGCGTGGAAAAGAAAATCAGCCTGCCGCGTATCAAGACCGGCAAGATGTTGCAGAAACGCAAAGAGAATCCCCTTTTGGAAGATTCGAAAGGTAATTTCAACTATTCAGAGAAATCGCTGGATCCGGAGGACTTCATGGCCTTTACGGTCTTCAACCCGCGTACCTTCGAGTATGTCTGGCGCAAATGGCAGCCCAAAGGCAACCTGGTGTTCGCCGAACTTCCGCCTGAAGCGCAGAACGCACTCCTGGAAGAACTGACTAAGAGCGTGAAGTTCGAATTGGGCAGCCATTACATCAACGGTGAGTTCGGAGATGATGACGAACATTTGTTCAACGGTATCTTAACGCAGGCCGCAAAGGATACTGATCTTATCGTGGCAAGTTCCGATGACCCCTCCATGCTGGGGAAACTGAAAGCCGTCCGCAAGGCTATCCCGAAAGCCCTGCGCGAGAACCCCAATCTGCGTATTCTGATGAGCATCGACGACTTCGACCGCTACGATGACGAGCTAACCGAGCGCGAAAACAAGAATGCCTCAGAAACGGACATCAACAAAAAACGCTACAAGGGTATCACGATCGAGACGCTGAACTCCTGGCCCGACGGTCTTATCGTTGCGACAATCTGCTCGATGGGCGTGGACGGTAACCTGTTTGCAGCCGTGAACCTCCAGGACGACGAGGATGTGATCCAGATCGACAAATGGTCGGCAGCGAGCGAACTGTATTTCTTCAAGCTCCTGATGAAAGCCGATACGAACATTGCCTTCGGCGAGGAGTTCGTCGTGCTGGACAGCCGAGAAAATCCGGTATTTAAACCTGTTGAAAAGATCTTGAGGGCAGACGTTACCGAGTTGTCATTCAAAGCGGCCGGTGAAAGCAAGGAAATCGTAATTACCGCATCGGGTGATTACAGCGTGGTACAAATCACGGCAGGCTTTACAGCGGTCGGAACGGAGGATGGTCTGAAGGTAACGGCTGAAACCAATACTACCGGTGCAGAAAAGGCAGGCACGCTTCTCGTAGCACTCGATGCGGACAAGACAAAGACGCTGGAGATCGACCTTACGCAGGTGGCCAGTGACGGGGAAGACGAGGAAGAGGAAGGAGGCGGCGCATAATGGCGACCCTGAAGTATCTCGTCATCCACTGCACAGCGACACCTGAGGGACGTGAAGTCTCTTCCGATGATATCCGCCACTGGCATACGGCTCCCATGAAGGAAGGCGGTCGCGGTTGGAAGCAGGTCGGTTATACGGACCTCTTCCATTTGAACGGCGGCGTGGAACGCATGGTGGAGAACAACGAGGACGCGCATGTGGATCCGTGGGAAGTGACAAACGGAGCCGCCGGTTACAACAGCGTAAGCCGCCACATCGTATATGTCGGTGGAGTGGACCGGGATGGCAAGACCCCGAAAGACACCCGTACCCCCTGGCAACGGAAATCCCTGGAGCGTTACGTGAAGGACTTCCACAGGCGTTTCCCTTCGGTCCGGATTGTCGGGCATAATCAGCTGGCGGCCAAAGCCTGCCCCAGCTTCGATGTACAAAAATGGCTTAAAGAAATAGGTATTAACCAGTAAAACAAAGAACAATGAAACAAAAATTTATCCTTTCCCTTCTTGGGATGATGTTATCGTTTATGGTAAGCCTTCCGGTATTGGCGCTGACAGCACCGGAAGTCGCAGTGGAAACCACCGGGGATTACGACGCCGTATTCCTTTCCCTCTCCGCGATCGTGGCCGTGATCCCTCTCATAGTGGAAATCGTAAAAGGCTTTTTCCCCAGCATGGAAGGGATCGTGACACAGATCGTTTCCTGGGTGGTCGGCGTCGGTATTACGATGTTCGGTTGGTGGCAACATTTGGGATTCTTGGATGGAATCGAATGGTATATCGCACTCCTATACGGGCTCGGTAGTGGCCTTGCGGCGAACGGTATCGCGGATACGGGACTTATCGAATGGGTTATCGGTCTTTTCCGCCGTAAGAGTAAAGCTAAAGTGTAACAGACAGGTAAAACGGGCCAAACCATGATGAGCGGAGACTGGGCGGAAATATTCCAACTGCTTGTAACGAGCGGCCTTTTGGGCGGCGGCGTGGGATGGCTCGTAAACCGAACCCTGCGCAAGGCCCGTACGGCCAAAGAGGTGCATGACACGTATAAGGCCATGTATGAGGACATGCGCGGTACGCTAATAGAACTAAGGAATGACAACGAAAAGTTATACTCCCGTATCGGCCTTTTGGAAAATGTTGTCCACCGTGCGGCTACTTGCCGCCATTGGCCTTCTTGTCCTCTGCGTCCAGAGCTGTCACGTACGAAAAAGTACAAGGGAGATGCAGATGGGAACCACCCTTACGGCGGACAGCCTCGCATCCGTAATCCGGGGTATGATGACGGTACCGGTGGAGAAAGAGGAAGTGACACTGACGATCCCGACGGCGAGCCTCCTTGACCTTCCCCCTTCGTCCTCATTCCATAAGAGGAACGGACGGGCCGATGTGGAAGTGAAGCGTGAGGGTGACTCGATTATCGTACTGGCTTCATGTGACAGTCTCCAGCGTCTCGTCTTATGGTACGAGGCAGAACTGGCACGTGTGAAGAACGAAAACCAGAAGACGGAAGAAACCCTTCTTAGGGAGGTCAAACAAGGAGTAAACCCCGTTAAAACGGGGATCATATCATTTATCGTCGGCTTTGCGGCCGGCATAGTAGTAACTATCATAAAAAGACGAAAATAATGAACGAAAATTTCATTTATGGCATAGCGGTCGTGAAGTTTGACGACTTCATAATCGGCTGGATCGAGAAAGGATCGTGGGATTGGGGCGGCACGAAACCTGAAAGCGTGGACATAGAGGCCGAACAGGTTCCGGACGCGCCGGTACTGACGCTGCTCCAGAAGAACGGCCAGATAGCGCCGACGTTCAATTTGATCCAACTTAACTATAAGAATATCCATGCTGTAATGGGTGGCACGCTGGAAGGCGGCGAAGATGCCCCGACGGGCTGGAACGCTCCGACGGAACTGGTGCAGAAGTCCGGCAAATGGACAGTCGATTTTGTTTCGGGCCAGCAGTTGATCATCCCGAACGGGACGATCGCGGCCAACCTGGGTGGGAAACTGACCCTGACCGAGGTATCGAAGATCGAATGTCAGCTGAAGGTGAACAAGCCTGTGGACGGCTCTTCTCCGTACAGAATCATCAATCCGGCCGGAGAGGGCGAATAACGTATGGACGAGGCTGTGATCCGTGAGGTCCAGAAGGAGGCTGCCGATGCGCTGCTTGACGTCGGCGTCTCTGTCCCCATAAAAGAGTGGCGCCTTCCTTTCCGCCGCCATCCGGTCCGTCTGCGTGTCACGATGCGTCGACCCAGAACAAACGGGGCTATATCGCTGATGCGTATATGTCTTGGCATCGGGGTAACGAGCCGGGAGATGGAAAATTATACACCGGAAGAACACATGCGCTTCATGGTGGAACACGGCGTGGAAGTGTCGCGCATGCTGGCCTGTACGATTGTCCGGGATCCTCTTTCGAGGCGTCTTTTCCTGAAGGTCGTTGCATGGCTGCTTCGTGAACTGGTAGAAGAACGTTACCTCATAGGCGCTTACCGGACGTTTTACCGCCTGATGGGAACGGACCGTTTTACGAATATTATCAGATCGGCCGAACGGATGAACCCGATGAAGCTGAGACTGAGCCAAAGAAGGAAGGGGAGTTAAGAACGGAATATGAACCGTCCCATAGCCCCTTTGGATTTATCTGGCAAGTGGCTTCTGCCACGGGCTGGAGTGTGGAATATATACTGAAAAGGGTCAACTACCAGACGCTTATCATGATGCTTTCGGATGCCCCGCGCTATGTAAGGCGCCGGGGGGAAGAAACACCTGAAAAAAGTGGGAATACGGCTGTTAGTCCCAAGACAGTAAATAAGGAAGCCGCCCAGGCGGAGGCAGAAAATATCATATCATTTTTTCAAAGCAATTTAGAAGCGTAAAGAGGCGATGAAACCAGTAGAGATCGAATTTCTGATGAAGGACAACCTGACGGGCTCCCTTGACAAGGCCGGCCTGGCGGTTGATGTCTTGCAGCAAAAGGCCGTAAAGGCCGCTGAAGATATCGGCCGTAAGATCACGGATCAGAAAAGTGTCATCTCGGGTATCGAGTCCGATCTTCACCGGATGGAATCGGTCCTTACCGGTATGAAGCCCGGTACGGCCCAGAAGGAACTGGCGCTCGATGTCGCCGCCTGCCGTAAGGTGCTGGACGAGGAACGCGCCTCGCTCGAGGCACTCGAAAAGGAACATGCAGCGGCGGAAGCCTCTGTCCGGAAATTAAAACAGGAATACGATGCCCTCTCCTCTTCACAGAATACTGCTACAAATGCAGCCGGTAACCTGAAGGAACGCCTTCGTGAGCAGAAGGCGGTAGTCAAGCAGGTAGAATCGGATGTAAAGGCCCTGGAAAAAGCCTACAGATCGGCCGGGGCCGGTGGCCCGAAGATAGAGGCTGCAAGGGATTTGAACGCAGCCCGAAAGGCGCTTGAAGAAGAAAAAGCGATACTCTCCGATCTCCAAAAAGAGTATGACCGTACGAAAGACAGTTCAAAGCGCCTTACGATGCAGCTTCGAGAAATGCAGGACGAAATGGCCCGTATGCGCCTCAGTGGCCGGCAGAATACCGAGGAGTACCGTAAAATGGCGACGGAGGCCGCCACCCTTTCGGATACCCTTGCCGATCTGAATACCCAGACGCGAATCCTCTCGAACGACGATGCGAACCTCCAGGGCTTTATGTCGGGTGTTAGCGGCCTTGCCGGAATCTTTACGGCGGCAACCGGCGCCCTGTCGCTTTTCAGCGCGGAGAACGAGAACCTTCAGAAGATCCAGACGCGTCTTCAGAGCGTGATGGCCGTCACGATGGGCCTGCAGCAGGTATTCAATACCCTGAACAAGGATTCGGCATTCCGCCTTGTTACGGTCGTAAGAATGAAAAACCTTCTTACAGCGGCCACCACCCGCCTTTCAACCGCCCTTGGTATATCAAATGTTGCGGCAAAGGCGCTGATGGGAACCTTAACGCTGGGACTATCGGTTGCCGTGGGCGGCCTTATTTATCTTTGGGAGCGTTATTCCTCGGCCCAGGAAAAGGCGGCGGAGAAACTGCGCGAGAGGGTAGAGATAGAAAAGGACGGCCGGGCTGAAATGATAAAAAGCCGCTTCGAGATCGAAAGTACGCTGAAAAAACTGAAGGAATTTACCGGCACGAAGGAAGAGGAAAAGGCAAAGGTCGCAGAGCTTAACCGAAAATACGGCGAAAGCTTCGGTTATTATACGACGCTTTCCGAGTGGTACGACGTGTTGCAGGAAAAAGGCGAAAAGTATATCGAGATGCTTTTCCTGCAGGCAAAGGTCCAGAGCCTCATTAATAAGGCGGCTGAAGCAGACGAAGAGGTGAACCGCTTAAAGGCGATGAAACCTGAAGACGTGGAAGGCGGCCACGGCGGTGTATACCGCTTTTTTGCGAAACTGGGGGCCGTGAATGCGGGATTGACTCCGAAAGAAATGGACCGCCTCATAGACGAGGAAAACCTAAAGAACCAGGCTGCAAAAGTCGATGCGGCAAAGGCAAAAGTAGACGAGTTGCTCGCCGAAGCCCGCAAAGCCCAACAGGAATTAGGTGCTATCGGTAAAGAAAACGGTCTCGGTGGACACGTAAAGCCGGAAGATAAAACGAAGGAGGGTGAAAAAGAATTACAGGCGGAAAAGCTGCGCTGGGAAAAACTGCGCTCTATCCAGGCAGAAAACCGTGCCTCGGAGTTGGCCTTGCAAAAGGAATCGGCCGAAAAGAAACGAAAGGAGGTACTCCTTCAGTACGATAACGAAATAGAAGCTGTCAAGCAAAAGGAAAAAGAACTTCTTTCTCTCTACGACCGGGAAGGCACGGGAAATAAGATGTTCAAGGCATTCGGCAGTGGAAACGTGGATGTACTAGCCCGTCCGCTGATTGATGCGGCCCGTCTTGTTGAAAAAGGCTGGGAAGATGCGGGTGAAGGGATTGCGACAGTCTTTAGCAGCAGTTACGGCGTGGAAGATGCAGATGGCTTCTCCCACGAGATACTCGTAACGCCGATCCTGCCGGACGGGACTGTCCTTTCACCGGGGGAACTGGAGGAATATATCGATACAGTCTTAAACGGCGCGAAAGATATCCTCTCAGCCGATAAAAAAGGGCTTGTCATCAAGGTTGACGCGGAAGGTGGCGATGGTGAAACGCTCCACAAGTTACAGGAAAAGTTCTACGACGTACCGGAAAAGGTCCTGAGGGAACTTACCGCCCTTTATCAGAATGCGGCTGAGAGCCGTGACAAGGCGCTGGAGAATATCACCCTGGATCAGTTCCGGGCCGAACGTGACGCCCTTAACGACTATTTGAAAGAATACGGCACTTATCAGGAACGCCGGCTGGCCATCGCCACGGAGTATGCTGAAAAGATCCGGAAGGCAGAAGAGGCTGGAAACCGCAGTGAAGTAAAGCGCCTTGAAAAGGAACAGTCCGTAAAAGTGGCTTCGCTGGAAGCGGAGGCCATCCGCCAGGATATCGACTGGACGGTGGTATTCGGTGGTTTTGGCGGCATGTTTCGTGATATAATAAAGGACACGCTTGAAAAGGCGGAAAAATATACGCGTACTGCGGATTTTAAGAATGCGGATGCAAAGGATCAGGAAGTGATCACAGGCGCCATCAGCCAAATGAAAAAGACGCTTGGGACGAATGGCAGCCTGGACTTTAAGAAACTGGGACGGGATGTGGATGCCTACCGCCAGTCAATGCGAGAGGTGGAGGAAGCCCGGGAAGTGGAACGTGAAGCCTTGGAGAATCTCCGTCAGGCACAGAAGGCTTATGAGGAAGCCCTTCGAAGCGGAACGGATGAAGAGAGGACGGCAGCCGAAACCGCACTCGAGACAGCCCGGATGAATGCCGAAGCTACATCGTCATCTGTCCGGGCGGGCGAAGCGAAGGTAAAAGAAAGCCAGAGGGTGGTAAGCGAGACGGCGACGAATCTCAGCGTGAGCATGCAGGATGTGACCGAAGGGCTGCAGAAACTTTCCTCCGGTGGACTGAAAAGTGCCTACGAGGGCCTGATCCAGGCGGGACAGGGACTGGGCGGGACATTCGGGGAATTGGCCGACAGCCTCGAAAGCGTGCCGATCATCGGTTGGATCCTTTCTATCATTGACATATTGAGAGACGGCCTTAGCAACCTTGTCGGTAGCCTGATCGATTCGGTACTGGGCGCGGTTAGCGGAATTATCAGCGATGTCTTGTCTGGTAGTCTTGTAAAAACGGTGTTCTCATCAGTTGTCTCCGGTGTCGGAGGGGTTCTGGATGCTCTGACATTCGGGCTGTTTTCCTCACATGGAAACGCCGACGAGGTCAACAACCTGGTGGAGCGTCTTACAGAGTCGAACCGGTATCTTGTAACGGCGATCGAGAAGTTGACCCAGCGTATGGAAGAAAGTGGAGGAGCCGAATCCACCGCTTATTATAATGACGTATACCAAAAGCAAAAGGAGAAGATCGAAAACGATCGTCAGATGCTGGAGGCAAAGATGGGTTACTGGAGTGCGCATCATTCCAACAACTATTATATAGACAAGGCTTTCAGTCAGAGCGACTGGCAGAAGGCTTCCGACTATATCGGTAAGGATCTCGATACGGTTTCCGACCTTTGGACGCTTTCTCCCGAGGATCTTGCCCGGCTCCAGGAACTGCCGGATATCTGGGAGAAGATTAACAGCGGCAAATACGACCAAAGTGAATACCTGGACGAGTACATATCGGATGCGAATACGCTGATCGACCTTCAGGAGCAGTGGCAGGACGCGATAACGGATACGTCGTTCGACAGTATAAAAAGCGGCATGAAAGAACTCTTGAAGGATTTTGAGACAGGTTCGAAGGACGTGATAGAGAGCGTGGACGAGTTCATGCAGAACGCGATTCTGAAGTCCATCGTGGACGGAACCTATTCCGAGGAACTAAAGAAGTGGCAGGAACTGTTCGCCGAGTTCATGTCGGACGGCATCCTTTCCCGCGAAGAAGCAGATGAACTTCGTAGCCGTTACGAGGAAATCTTCCGGGAAGCGGCAGAAAAGAAAGACGCTATGTTCGCATCCGCCGGAATAGAAGAAAACAAAGGCGGGGTAACGCAAAGCGGCAAGGCCGGGACCTATACGGCCATGACGCAGGACCAGGGAACAAAGCTGGAGGGGTTGTTCGTGAGCGGGGCGATGCACTGGTCAAGCATTGACAGCGGTGTGGAAGACATTTCGGGAAAGATGGACAAGGCCGAAGGACACTTGGCAAAGATCGAGGAACATATCTCGGTTAATCGGGAAACCCTACTGAAGATATTGGATAGTTTTAACAAAGTGCACCGTGACGGGTTAAGGGTACGGTCTAATTGATTTTAATATGGCAGGAATGGATGACATAATAGGTGGCTTGTTTTTTATCAATGACGTGGATGTATGGAAAGAGTATGGCGTGTTCCTCACGGAAGAAAAGGAAGGCGGACGGGATAACCAGACGGCAATCCTTACCCCTTCAAAAGTAAAAAGCCATACGGCTGTGGATATTCGTGAGGAGGACGGCGAAAAATACTCCGAAAAGCTTACCGTGACGAATGAAGCCCGGGACATGACGCTGACGTTTGCCCTGTATGCTCCAACCCGGTCGGAATGGTTCTCTAAGTACCGTAGTTTTATTGCTTTTCTGAAACAAGGTACGGACGGCTGGTTGACGCTATATTACCCGCAGCTGGACCTGACGCAAAAAGTTTATTATAAAGAAAGCAGCGGCTTTAAACCTCTTACGTCGCTTTGGCGGGACAGCGTACAGGCAAGCCGCTTCAAGGTAAAGTTCCGGGAGCCGGTCCCGGCCATTTAAACGGCATTTGAACGATATTCAAAAAGCATTCAAACAGGAACCGAAAAAAGAACAATATATATGCTACTTACAGTATACAGCAGTGCAGGACAGAAAAAATTCGAACTATCCCCGGATGAAAGTTCGACGGAAGTTTCCGGTATCCAGTCGGACAATGTCCTTACGCTCTCCTTTACGCTATACGAGTATGTAGCGTTGGAGGTTGGCGATTATGTGGACTTCATGTGGCACCGCTACCATCTCACGGAACGATATCTGCCACACGAAAAGAACACCCAGGAGTGGAGCTACGACGTAAAGTTCTATGGCCTTCAGAGTCTGATCGGACGTTTCCTGGTACTTGATACGACGGATGGCGACACAAACCCGACATTCACTCTGACGGCTCCACCGTCAGAACATGTGGAGCTTATCGTAAAATCCATCAACGACGGTTTCAGTACCACTGACTGGAAAGTGGGCCAGGTGGACGGAGCGGATAATATTGTCATCGATTACGAGGGCAAATATTGTGACGAGGCCCTGAAGGAGATTGCGGAGAAGGTCGGTACCGAATGGTGGACGGACGGCACGACGGTAAACCTCACACGCTGCGAATATGGCGAGGAGATCACGCTGGGTTACGGTCAGGGGCTTCTGGAGATCGAGAAGGACACGGCTGACGGCGTGAAAGTCTACACCCGTCTTTTCCCTGTCGGTAGCGACCGCAACATCGATCCTTCACGCTATGGTCACAGCCGTCTGCAATTGCCCGGCGGTGCAAGATACGTGGATGTGAATACGGAAAAGTACGGGATCATCCACCACTATGAAAAAGACGCTTTCGCCGGTATCTATCCCCGGAGGGTCGGAACGGTAAGTGCCGTCAGAGAGGAGGAAGTGACGGACGAAGAGGGCAATCCTTACACGATCTATTATTTCAAGGACGACGCTATGGACTTTGACCCGAACGACTACGAGATAGCGGGCGAAGTAAAACGCGTCTCCTTCCAAGAAGGTAGTGAACTTTCCGGACTCGGTACAGGGGATGATTATTATTTCGAGGTGAACTTCGATAGCGCCACACGCGAGTTCGAGATCATCACCATCTGGCCGTATGGGAATGAGATGCAGCTTCCCGGAGGTGAGCTGGTCCCAAAGGCGGGAGACAAATATATACTTTGGAACTTATCGATGCCGGACGAATATTACCCGCTGGCCGAAAAGGAACTAAGTGAGGCGGTTGACGCCTATAACGAAAAGAACGGTATCGATGTTTCCGTCTACAAATCCCCGACGGATCACGTGTGGATGGAGGAAAACGCCGCCAGCCTTTATATCGGTCGGCGTGTGAAGCTCCTTAGCCCGGAATATTTCCCGGAAACCGGTTATCGCCGGAGCCGTATTACAAAAATCACCCGGAAGGTCACGCTGCCGACATCGATGGATATCGAGATCAGCGACGCACTTTCGACGGGCTTCCTGGAGAAGATATCGGGGGATATCGCCGATGTCAAGAATTATGTGAAGACCGGAAGTAACGGCGGCGGAGGGATGGCTATTGTACGTTCATGGGAAAATACCCCGGCAAGTGACTACAATGTAGCCTCGTTCAAGATGACCCTGAAACAGATTGCCATGTTGGCACTCTCACGTCTGGGTCCGGACGAAGCCAGGGGGCTTATAAAGTTCCTTGCCGGTGCAGAGTTCGGTCGGTTCAGTGAAGGGCTTTCAGGCGGGCGTATCGATAAGGAAGGCAACGCCGAATTTGGTAGCCTCCTGACCCGCCTTCGTGCGATCCTTCAGGAATTGCAGGTAAACGGCGCTGCCGAGTTCCGTGGTAACCTGTCGAGCGAGGAATTTATATCAGGTTTCCTGGACGGCAAAGGCTGGAGCATCTTTAAAAAGGAAGTTTTGAACGCACTCGGTATCCCGGAGGCGAAATACACGGCAGAGTTCGACGAGGTGATCGTTCGCGGTACACTTCGTGTGTTTACGATGGTGATCTCCCAGCTTCTGGGTGAGAACGACAACCGGGTGTTTGCCGGCATGATGAAAGTGGACCATTATGACGCAGCGACCGGACGGGTTTATTTTGACACGAACGGAGGCCGGTATTACAACCCTTTTAGGAAGGACGATTATATCATGGTCCAGCAATACAGCGGAATGCCTTCGGAAGAAAACGACCATTATGTAACGAAACATTATGAACTTATTATAACGGCAGCCGGTATCGGAAACCAGGAGGATGGTGAGGACCGTCTGGACTGGGTGACATTCCAAAATTTCGTATCGGCCGATGGAAGGCCGGCTGTCGAACTTATAACGAAAGGCGACACGTTTACCCGCGTGGATAATGCCACGGATGCCGACCGTAAGGGTCTCATCCAGATCATTACGGTCGGGACGGCAACGCCTTATATGGATATCGTCTACGGCCTGAAGACGGATCCGGATAATTCATTGAAGGGAAGGCTGGGAAATTTGAAAGGCATCTACCACCATCTTTTCGGGTGGATGGAAGGATTCGGGGAACTGCTGACGAATCTTTATGCGGTAGGTGATCTCCGCCTTCGCCGTACAGGCGAGAATCTGGACGCGAAAATAGAGATGTTAAAGTCTATGTTCGCTACCCAGTACCAGCGTGTAAGGTACGATATCACGGAGGAGGAGAATTACCTGAAGAATGCCACCTTCTCGGAATCGATGGAATACTGGCAAGCGGAGAACGAGGCGGAGATCCTGATGCAAAACGGCGAGGCAATGTTGATGAACGGAGCCATCTATACCCTCACGGGAAAAACGGCTTCGGTCGAGGAATACGAAGGTCGCAATATGCTGCATCTTTCCGGCAGCAGCGTCCGGCAGCAGAACGCCCATATCCGACAGCCGGGAACACACAAGGAGTTTGTCCCTCCGACGCCTAACAATATGACCGAGGAATATGTCGATGTAAAGGACACGCTTTACCTGACGATAAAATTCCTGGCTAAAACGGACGGCAATCTTGAGATCGGTTTTCCGGATGCGGTAAGTGAAGAGGGCTCTTTGCCATATCAGACGGTCGCCGTAACAAGTTCACTCGATTGGCAGACACTCCAGTGGAGCGGTACGTGGGACGGCAAGGGTGATTTTATGCTGGGTTATACCGGCGAGATGTATGTCGCCCTCCTTTCACTTACAGACCGTCCAATAGAAGACTACAAGAAAGAAACTTCTACGAAATTCGAGCAAACCGACAGTAATATCCGGCTGCTGGGAACGAACATCGATAATCTGAAGGGCACGGTGACGAACCTCGGTGTCGATCTGGATGCGGCAAAGGAGCAAATCCGGATCTATGCCGAACAGACGACGGAGAATACGGCAAAAATATCTCAGCTTACGGTAAAGACGGATTCGATCAGTTCTGCCGTCACGGAAGTGTCGGGGGACCTGGAAGCGGCCCGGGCACGTATCGAAGTGGTTGCCGGGATAGCTGCATCGGCCGGGGATGCAAAGGTTTACAACCAGGCGAGCAATCCCTGGAACTCCTGGCCGAGTGGCCAGGAATACAAATATGTCGGGAGTACCTGGCACAACACATCCGATGGCCATACCTATCGGTATATCGGCTATGATAATTCGAATACGTGGGAAGACGTGACGAACATACAGGATTCTGCGAGCTACATCCTGCAAAACAAGAATAAGATATCCACGGTGGTCGCGAACTTTGACGCTTACGGTAATCCGACAAGCGCGAGCGGGATCGTAACGACAGCCTACGCCAGCCAGATTTATGCGACCCGGCAAACGGTGAATGCCCTTGACGGCCGTGTATCGAGTGCCGAGGCAAAGATCGACGTACATTCTTCGCAGATCAGCCTTAGGGTAGAAAAAGACGGCGTGATCTCCGCTATCAACCAGTCGAGCGAATCCGTCGTGATCGATGCGAAGAAGATAAACCTGAACGGCGTGACGACGATCAACAACTCTTTCCAGGTGGAAGCCGACGGAACGACGCATATCGGCGGTTTTACTGTCGAAGGCGGCCGATTATACTGGAAAGGACGCGATTATTTCGCAAATGACTCCCGGTCGTTAAAGCTCGGCGTGTCGCAGACTGCGACGGAAGGTGTTGTGGATGTCGCATTCAATGCGGCCACGACAGGCCGGTTCGGAGTAAAGGCTGTCGGCTCGAATATGGGAGGCGCCGCTATATACGGCTCGACAGGGTCACAAACCTACCCGGCAAGTGGCATGACATACGCAGGTTATTTTGTCGGTCCGGTAGACGTGCGTGACACCTCGAACGGGCTTATCAGCGACGTGTGTGCATCCAAGGAGTTCCGTGTGATAACCGCACGCAACTCGGACGGGACATACACTTACCACAAGGGTGTCAACTGGAATAAAACAGCCGGAAGCCCGGACTTGGACAAGATCCGGCTGATCGTGGAGGGCGGAATCATTACTGGTTATTATGGAGAATAGTGAATATAAAAACGATAGCATTATGACAGTGAATTTCAACCGGGAATTTATCGATTGTTTCGGTAACGGGATCCCGGGAAAAAATCCCGAAAAAGTAAGTAACATGGCAGAAGAACTTTGCCTGACGCTTTTCAACCTCAGTACGCTTGGCGGCGGGATAGTATCACCGGATAAAAAGTACATGGCTTATCTGCTGAGCCTTCGTATCTCGGAGTGTCCCGATGCGGTGGAATTGACGACCGAAGAGGCCAGCTTCCTGAAAGAAGTGAGTGCGGAAGCCTATTCGGCCGGCGCTTATGGCCGGGTAGCGGATCTGATAGAAGGAAAATGATGTTTAACCCCATAAAAAGAATCGAAGATGAAAAAGAAGACAGCAAATTCGACAGTGAATTATGATCCGGAAGTGGTGAGCGAGGCTTGTGCAATCCACTTCACAAGAGTGACAAACGCCGCAGGCCGTACGCTTTATGGCAAGATCATAAAGGATGATGCGGAAGTCGGGAGCGTGAGCTATGACGAAAAGGGCGGTTACCTGATAACAAGTCTGAAGCCTTACGCCTCGCTCTCGGACGACGAAGTGGATACGATCTACCGGAAAGTCCCCGGTTGTGTGCGCGAAGCCCTCTCTGACGAATAAGAAAGGAGGCCTTAAATGGGAATGATCCAGACATCCCAGCGAGAACTGGAAGCGTTTTACGCGATGGCGCTTCCGGGTTTCCTGGATTATTTGAAGGTGCATGGCACGAGCGTGGACCGTGTGGAGATGGCAACCACGATCGAGGGGATTACGTCACTGCCGGGCCGGTACCGGCTCGGTGGCGTGGAGAAGAACGTGCTGGTTCCGATGGATCTCCTGACAAAAGGCGTAGATATCGAGATCGAGGCATGCCGTGAGGCTACGGTGAATGCGAATACCGCTGCGGATAATGCTAATGCAGCCGCCCAGCGTGTGGAAACAGCCATAGAAGATGTCGGGGCGGTAAAGCAGGCTGCACTCGATGCGGCAGCCGAAGCCCTTGAAGCGGCGGGAACGGTACTGGAAAGTGCGGAAGCGGCACGGGAAGCCACCCTTAAAGCGGAAGCGGCCACGTCTGAAGCCAAGGCAGCTACGGAGCGTGCCCTTCAGGCGGCCGGCGCTGCCGAAGAAATCGACAGAGAGGTTTCCGAAAATGAGGAGCTACGCGCCATGGCCGAAACAAACAGGGCTTTGGCCGAAGAAACTCGTGTCGCAGCCGAATCCCTTCGGGACGAAGCCGAAAAGATCCGTGCTGCTTCCGAAGAGGGACGCCTTACGGCAGAAGGTATCCGGGAAGAGTCGGAAACTTTACGCCGGGCGGCTGAAACTATGCGCAGTGAAGCCGAAACGGTAAGGGAAAAACAAGAAGCGGCGCGTCATCAAGCCGAAAAAGAACGTCAGGAAGCGGAACGGTTACGACAGGAGGCGGAAGCTACAAGGGAACAAAAGGAAACTGAACGTATCGGAAATGAGGCAAAGAGAGTTCAAACTGAGACAGAACGTCAGGCGGCAGAGGTTGCCCGTGCTACGGCTGAGAACCAGAGAGTGTCGGCTGAGAACTCCCGTATCCTGGCCGAGGAAGAACGTGCAGGAAAAGAAGCTGAGAGAAAAATTGCCGAGGCGAATCGGGAAACAGCCGAGTCTTCCCGGGAAGCATCGGAATTGACCCGAAAGGAAACTGAAGCCTCAAGGATAGAAGCCGAGAACCTACGCGTTTCAGCTGAAGACCTCAGGGTCTTGGCAGAAGACGGGCGGCGGACAGCGGAAGACGGACGTGTCACGGCAGAGGCGTTAAGGGCCGAACTGGCGGCACATCCGATGAAGCCCCAGGGCGGTTTCTGGTTCGAATGGGACATCGAGGCACATGAGTACCGTAATACCGGTATCCAGGCCAAAGGAGATGTCGGGGAGTCTTTCAGGATCATCGGGCGTTATGATACCCTGGAGGAACTTGAAACGAAGGTACCAGACGGAACCGGCATCGATGGCGTGTACGCTGTAGGAGAAACGGAACCGTACGATTATTTCGCCTGGCTTGTAGTGGACGGTGTATGGAAATGGGACAACCAGGGCAAGCTCCGGGGAGCCGAAGGTAAATCATCATACGAGGTATGGGAGGAACTGCCGGAAAACGAAGGGAAGACGCTGGATGAGTATTTCGATTACCTCAGTCCTCTGATCGATCCCGAAACCGGACGCTGGAAAATACAAGGGGTGGATACCGGCGTACAAGCCGAAGCAATCGACGCGCATGTGACCGTAAAAGAGAATGAACCGGATACCTATATATTGCATGTCAAAAGCGCCGGCGGCGAATTTGACACGCCGAACCTTCGCGGATTCGACGTAAAAGTCCGGGAAGCGGAAACCAATACGCCGGAAGAATACAAGCTGGAGATCACCACGGTGGAAGGGACATTCAAGACGCCCAACCTTCAAGGGCGTAGCGGTTCGACAGTGATCGACATCGATCATGAACCGGATGAAGGCGACACGCACTATACTTACAACGATGTGCAATACGCTTTTTCGGTGGGTGACGAAGTGAGATGGTACGACAGCGAAAACGATGAATATGTCCTCTTCAAACTCTATGCCGTGACCGGAGCCGGGGCGGTATGGGAAGAAATGGGAAGCGGGGCGGGATCACTCCCGAATGACGTGATCCTTACAGGACCGTCCGATCTTTCCTCGGAAGAATCGGAGAGCTACATTTATTTGGAAGACGGATATTTAAAAGGTAAGGAGGAATAACGATGGCAAGAAACAAGGGTGGCGTCTATGTCTACCAACAGATGGAGAAAACGTTGGCGGAGTGGCTGGCGGAAACGAAACCGATACCGGCAAAGGTGCTGTGTTGGGAATCGGACACCGGCATTATCCGGATGGGTGACGGCAAGTCGATATACAAGGACCTGCCGCCCCGAATCAGCAGCGGGCTTTCCCCGCGTATCAGCGAAACAACCGGATGTTGGGAGACGTTCAACATCGCAACAAAACAATGGGATGATACAGGTATAAATCCGACCATAGGAACGGGAATCGACGGAGGGAAACCTTCTTCAGTATATACACCCGGACAAATTTTAGTATTTGGTAAAGTAACAGATCAATAAAATTCAAAGAATATGGCTATACAATTGCAATTAAGAAACGGAACGATACAAGAATGGGAAGAAGCTAATCCCGTTCTTGCAGAAGGTGAACCGGGAGTGGTGTTGGAACCTTCAGGCGGCTTCGTGATAGGTGACGGAAAGAATCCCTATAAGAATCTGCCTTTCCATCCCTGGGCACAGGACGCATACGATATTTTGGTAACGTATGGGGGGTACAAAGGAACGAAGGATGATTTTTGTCGTCAACTCGGATCATCGCTTCGTATGCCTGAGCAGCAGGCCGGAACATTTGCAAATGCAGGTTCCGGCTGGAACTCATACACGTTCCCGAAGGAATTTTCGGAAGACGTGTATGTGGTTCTCACCCCGCAGGATGCAGCCGTTTTTGCATCGGTAAAAAATGTTACCAAACAGGGATTTCATTATTGCCTCTTCAATGCAGCCGGTGATACGATTGCAGAAAATGTCGTGGTGGGCTACATGGCGACGGCAGTCTCAGAACTAAACTTGGCACAAGCGATCGCAAGGGCTTCCGGCCTTAACCCTTTCGACTTTGACAACCTGACCGATCTTTTCACCGGTCATGCCGCCGAGGTTGTCGCTGACGAGGCGGCTTTTAACCTGGTCAAGCGTTCGGCAATGGCTTCCTCACGGTATATTTGCCATCTGACCGGCCTTAATCCTGACAGCTACTTCAACATGGTTTCCATTGCTGGAGATGTAGCGGCCATGAACAACGTGAGTAAGAATCCGGAGGTTATATCCTACATACAAACAGCCCCCGGAGCTTACGACAGTATCCGGCTCGGAACTATGCCGATGGCAAAATACCTTTGCGGCATTTTGGAGCATGAACCGGAAAACTATTCGACCGTCACGAATATTCTGGAGGACGAAGAATTGTTGGCCGAACTCGTTTTGTCCGAGGCCGCCATGACCGCACTCTGCGGATCATCAATCAGTACAATAGAATTATCCGCCAGCGACGTCGCCATGCAGGCAGTCGCCGCCAGCGACAGATCGGAAGAGCGGTTCACGCGGCATGGAGAGACCGACCTCACACG